CTAAATTTTCTTCCCGCTTTGCTTAATCCCCTCCCAAATTGTTCCCCAATCAGGATCTGCAACAATAGGATATGCGTAATCCTCAGCTTTATGTAAAACTACCTGTGTCAGGCTGTGCCCATCCGTCTCAAAGTAAGTTTTAACAGACCTTCCATTACCATCGACCGCCCAAGGAGCCTGAACATAGCCAACAAATTCTCCCTCTTCATAAAGCAACGCGCTACCATCTTCGGTAACTTCAACAAGATCAGCGCCATAAAGTGGGTATTCAATTTTTTCTGCCGCATTCCGATTTTTCAACACGGCATGAATCTGCGCTGAATTAGAATCAGCATGAGCAACGAAATCTATGTTAAATTCGCCAACTACCACTGGAGTAGTTCCTCCTTCTAATGACAGCTCATTAGTTGTGTCCGGAAGAATAAAACCAACGGTTTCAGAAGCAGCATCGGTAAGAGTAACTGCGACTTCTCCAGTAGTAATCTGCTCTACCTTAACGGTCGTATCAAGGTCTCTTGCTACCAAAGCACTACCCTCTTCAGAGAAAGGAAGTTCCGATTCCTCTGATTTTATAACGTTTTGTGTTGCTGAAATTAATTCTTGCTTAGAAGTTTCATTAGCAAAGACAGGCACCACATTTACGAGAGACATCGGCACCACAACGGCGCATATACGTGTCACTACTTTTATCTTTTTTATCATTTCCCTTACTTTTTTTGGCTAAATTCGTAAGCATTATGCTCACAAAACAAAAGTAACATTTTCTTGAACAGTGTTTAATATTTTTTCCTTAAAAGTAATTTCCATCTCACCCGTTTTTCGTCAGGTCATACACAGGGCGATCTACCTGCGAGCAAAAGCCTCCAACCAACTAAGCCACAATTCAGCCATCAAGCTAATACGGATGACACGACCTAAAATTTCGTATTCAAGATACTTTTTCGTAAAACACGCTACAATTAAAAACACAAAAAAGACCCCCTTTTTACCCTGCCACGCACAGCAAGCTAAAAGGGGGTCAAATCTTTTATACAGGCCGCTGAAACAAAATCTCCCACGCCGCAATATCCGGTGGATCAGGCGGCGGTGGTGTAGAACCATGCTCTATCCACCGCATCACCGCACGCACATACAATAATCTCCCAAGCACGCGCTTCTGCGATCCTTCGAGCGTCGCGCTCATCATCAAAACGCACCTGCAAAGCATCCACACGAGATTCCAACTTACCTACCCTAGTAAGTTCAGCGGTACGTTCATCTCCGCGTGCTGTCAGACTGAGCTCATAAGGGGTTGCGTAGTCGGTAAAAAGTTTCATTAGTCGGTCTCCTTATCGATAGTAAAACCACCTGGGGTTGTAGTCAGTGTGGTCACATCAAAGGTATTTTTGGGCAGAAATTGCGCACGGATACGCCCATGCCAGATCATCGGTGCGATCACGTCAGCGCCTTTAGTGGTTAAAGACTGATCAGTCAACAAGAAGCCAGCTAACTTATCTTCTGCAGAAGTTACAGGCTCATACTTACCATGTGCTTCTGACTTCTTCAGTGGGGTACCAGATGGAATCATGTCTGTAAAACCTGCCAACTTTGTGCCATCGATTGTCACACTTCGAGCAACATCGGTACCGTGTGCTGAGCCCAGCCATTTCTGGCTACCCGAGCCCCATTTTTCGGTTTTTACGTTGAATTGCATGGTAAAACCTCCTCTAAGGTTTTATAAATAAAAGTGTTTATAGTTGTTTTGCGCGGTCGATGATTGCTTGCCGGTCAATACCTGCATTACTTCCTCGCCCTTGACCTGGGTCTTCGCCCACACGATGGCGCTTAGCTAAAACTTTGGCCTGCATGCGCATAGTCTCTTCACTACCGGTGAGAAACATTTCTGCCTCCTCATCGGTGAGGTTGTATTCTTTCGCAACTGTGTTTCGACATAAAGTGGTTGCGACCTTGGTTTTTTCAGCTTCGAGTTCTTCAATGCGTTCATAGGCTTTTTCAAGCTCGGTTTTGTTTGCATCTTCCAGTTCTTTCAGCTTTTCCGCTGCGCGCTGGTTGTCTTTAGCGCGTTTTTCCCACAGTTTTGCGTGTGCTTTCCAGTCCGTACCTGATTCTTTTTCAGCGGTTTCAGATGCGTCGGTACCGCTTGACTGTGGGACGGGTTCGTTTCCGGTGTCTACTGGTGTGTGTTCAGTTTCTACTAGCTCGGGTTCGGTAGTAGTTTGCCGGGTTGTATCTGCCATTGTTTTCCTTTCAGGTATAGAAAAACCCCATCACCTCCATAAAAGAAGTGGTGGGGTTAGCTTTAGCCTTTATGTTCGTACGTTGTACTGGGGTACAAACTTAAGGTTTATTAAAAACCTAGGCGGCGTCTTGTTTCATCGCATCGACAATCGCCCCCAAAGTCAGAGCGACTACGCCGTGTTCATATTCAGAGGACAAAAGCTCGATCACTTTGTCAGTAAGCAGACCATCCTCGGAAGCAAAAGAAATAAGAGTAGCAATAGCCGACTCTGGCTCACCACACGATATCGCTGTTTCTGATAGCTCTCGGTCAACCTCGGCAGGAAGCATCGCGTCAACACGCTTGTAAATCTCATAGTCAGTAAGCACTCTTCGCCCCTTTCTTTATCTTCCGTACAGGATACGCAGTATTAAAAACTACTCTACCATCTGACAAGGCATCATATTCGGCTTGGATGAGTACGCTGTTAGTCTCTCTCCATACAATTCGACGAGTACCTTTAGCTAGATAGTGACTAGGGTTTTCCAGAGTGTCGCGGACAGCATCAACTATTTTTTGATCCGTCCATGTTTTAGGGAATTTCGACGCTCCTGCCCGCTTAGAATCCCACCTGTGCCCATCAGCAAGGCTCTCATCATGCGGACGTCCGCTACCATCCCTAGCTATGTGGTCGCGCCACCCATGAAGTACATGCCCAGGCATCTTCTTCAAAGAAGGCAGTTTTTCACCTTCAAACACCATGGACTTCCCACCATGGCGGTACCTAGGGGTGCGCGCATACTGTAATTTCGGCCAATCAATATTACCGCCGCGCTGCTCCCGCATCGCTGTAATCGTATGCTGCCAGTCTCGTAGCTCAAGCGAACCGCCAAACTCTCTGCTTGTTTGAGCCCACAAATCTTGAAGTTCACGGTTGATTTTCGGCAAATCAGACCCATCACGGTTAACCTCAATACCAAGGCAACGACAATTATCATGAAATTGCCTACCACCTGCGCCCACTGTGTCACGGGAATACACCCCACCTCGGGAAGCAAGCATCAAACAAAACGCACAAGCACCCGGCTCTGGAAGCCGAGCAAAGAGTGTCCCTGCTCGTACAGTTGCTTGATAAACCGTGTCCCTAGCAGGCTGTGCCACCAATCGATTCACGATCCCACCAAGCTTGCGCAGTGCTAATGCGCGATGAAAATCTTCACCTTTACGTGAAGTGTTCATAGCCCAGCGAAAAGATCCCCTAGCCTGCTCAAATCCCACCGGATCAGCCACCTCCGGATATTCCAAGCCTGCCAGATGCTCATCAAGAGAACGGGTCAAAAACAAATAATTCGCCGCCGCATGGGCTGCGTACTCACCATAGGTGTGCACAATAGCGTAGAAAGGATCAGTCAAGATTTTCTTTTGATCAGCAAAAGATAGTTCCGCTGTTTGCTTCCACCAGGAAACAAGATCACGTTGTGCCAACATCCGCAACATATCCAAAGCATCGGAATATTGTTTATCTAACTCCGGGTTTCTTACCACCTCACCTCCTTTTTAATCGCTATTGGTCTTTGACCTCCCTATTCGCTTTCGCCAGCCCCACAGCACTATCACTAATAGCAGTAGCTGCCTGAGCTAATCCCGCTAACGCCATCGAAGCGTGCTGTTGTTGAAGCTCACGGAGCATAATTTCTTGCTCAGCCTCACTAAAACCCGTCCAATCCCACACAACCTTGGAGTGAGCTGGAACAATACCCGCTTGAACTGCCTTAAACATCGCATCCATAGTGACAGCAAGAGTCAGCATTGACGCATCACGCCAAATCGAGGTCAGCGAACTAATAAACGCTTTATCAGCGGGCTTACCATCTACAATCGACTGGCACACATAAGCTAAATCCTGGCACAACGCCTGCCCAAAAGAGGATTGTCTTAACTCAGCGCGCTTAACCAAGCGAGCTTCCTGCCCACGAATCGCATCAGCCGATGGTGGATTATCGTGAACAAAACCTAGATAAGTTACCGGGACTCCTGCCTGCGCTGCGACCAACTGAGCTAACATACGCAGCTGGTCAATATAGGGCGCAGGAGAAGCAGCAGTAAACTGCCCAACATCTGGAGTTTGGATAGCTTCACCATCTTCAGAACCACCGGGCGGTATGAGCAGGGCTTTGTTCATTGCAGCTTGCCAGCCGTATTCTGCGAGCTCGTTCTTACTTGGCTGCTCAGATAGTCCCAAATCTTCAGGCCAAACATTTTTAATCCATTTTTGCGGCGTGGTATAAATCTCACGGTTATACTCCATACCCAAAATGGTGCGCACACCATGATCAGTGTAGTAGCGCACAGCAGGGGTAATCTCAGAGCGCCCGCGATACTGCCCTGACCTAGCACGATTCGGCAACGCGATAAGACTACAGCGCCCCTGCTTGTGTTCTGTACGACCTACATGCTGCCTACCGTCAGTGTCAGTCTGGCGAGTAATGGTTACATCTGGAAGATACAAAGTTTCAAGAATTTCGCCTTTTCATCTATCCGACGTACGTAACCCGAAGACATGCGGTTAAGCCTGGCATCCCACTCATAGGTAGCCTGTGTGGGCGGGATTGCGGTTACTAAAACAGGAGGTTCCCCTTTATCAGGATCACCTGCTGTAGCCGCTAGAAAACCAACACCAGTAACCAGCGAATCAAGAATAGCTTTCGCTACCTCAACATCAAGCTGATTATCAGAAAAAACCTGGCTTAGCTCCGTAGTATCGTGTGCTGATCGCCAACCGCGCCATTCAAGGCGCTCTGCAAGAGAATCAACCACAATTTCCGGCCAGCCTAGTATTGCCTCCACGTTTTGCAACGCATGCGGGATGGCAATACCAATGTTTTTTATGTCGATTTCACCATCGTAATATCCCCACTGGCGGGTATTTTTCGCATCATAGCGTAAAAGATTTTGCGAAAGCTTGCCAATAATAGCTTTTTCACTTTCTAAAAGCGACATCAGCCCATCAACACCTTCCTACGCCCTAATCCGCGTCTTACCCTGCGTCCACGGTTAATACGAACCTTGCCTGAGTTCAAAGCCTCACGCCTGCCAACATTTGCAGCAATCATTGCCACACACAGATCAACAAGCTGATGTGAGTCACGAGTCTTTTTACCCACAGTAAGACCAAACTTATTCCATCTAGCGCGCGTGTTTAGTGTGTGCGCGACCAAAGCGGGATCGCCATCATGGCGAAAAGCCCCGTCAAGACCTTCATCATCTATAAGCGATCGAATGATTTCGACTTCTTGGCTAAATTTTCGGTTTCGCTCCGCTCCACCAGGAGCCGACAAACGCATATCCCACAGCACGGAACTGCCCTGAACTCCGGGGGATGCCCAAATGTGTAGTCTATGGTGAAAATCCCTATGCCACTGATCGATAAGAGGTTTCCAGTAGGAGGCTTCAGTAGTGTCGTCTTTCGCCGGTGAAGGATCAACGCCAAACCACACCACTTTATATGTAGCAAATACCTCGCGTACCCTAGCATCAACCTCATCACGGTCAACCAGGAACCCCTCGCCGCGTTTACCTCGCGGGCGTGACCATACTCCCAGGGTTTGATTAAACCCGTCTGAAATGCGACACCCCATAAGCGCTGTTGCATCCTCAGATTTTGAGCAGTCCAAAAACAGTGCGATTTGATCGCCCTCGCTCAACATTTTCGACGGATCAGCAAGAGCTGTAAAAGCTTGCGCTGACACATACGCATCTTCCTGATCAGCGACCCCGTTAAGATAAAAACGGATTGTCTCAGCTGCCGATAAAGACGGGTCAACGATTTCAGCGCTTAACCGCTCAATATCCACCCATGGCGCATCTGAATAAGCCTGCCTAATAGCACATCATAAAAATCTAAGCGCGAATCGGCTTCAATCGAATCATACAAAATATCCTTGTTAAGACCTTTGTATTTACCGGATTGCTGTTTCTGCCACGCCTCAAAAGACTGTTCACCAACCGAATTAGCGCCCTGGGTATGGGCGTTCGTAAACTCCACCATACGAGCTTGTAACGCACGCTTGGATTTACCCACGTTACGACGAGCAACCGCAGCAAGTCTATGCCCACCTGAAGCCTCGGTAAAATGGTGAGTTTCGTTAAGAACACTAAAGGTGGCCGGGTCGCCCTCAGCTGAGCGTTCTGAAGCGGTAAGAACCTCCATCCGTGCACCAGTACCCTTAACAAAGGTTGCAGTTTGCCCTTTATCTAAGCGGTAGTACTCCACCGCATCAGCACCAAGCATCGCATTTGCCACACGAAGTAACTTCTTCGATTGAGTCTCTGAATTTGATGCAATCTGAACAAGTGGAAGCTCATGGCGTTTACCTGTCCATTTCTCACCATCCCACCACAGCTGTGACGGAGCTAGAAGCTCCATGCAACACATCGCGGCTGTGATCCAGTCTTTACCAAGACCTTTCGCGCCGCGTTTCACACCTCGCCGGTAAATAAAACGTCCGTGCTCATCATAGGCGTACCACAAGATCAAAAAACGCGCTTGCCCATCGGTAAAACGCCACATCTCGCCTTCATCGTTAAGCAATCCCGGTTCGTCAGTACGCCACTCCGCTCAATCAATAAGTAGCGGACCAAGAGAATTTTCCAGTAGCTCAAGCTTGGTTTCCTGATCCTCTGGCCAAGGCAGTGTCAACCACTGACCTAGCGCACCACGACGATAACCAGGAGGTAGGCAAAGATCAGAGTTTGCCGAATCGTTCACGGGCATCCACCACCCTCACATCATCAGATACCAATACCGGTTGTATGTCTTCGATTTCCCACTGGAGTCTTTTCATAGCCATAGGCGATAATCCAAGACGGTCTTCAAGCTGTCGAACTTCTCCAAGCAAAGCAGCATTAGCGCTACTAGCTTCCTCAGGGTCTTCGGTAAGGTTTCGTAGGATGAGGTAGCGAGCTACAAGAAAATCATCACCGTTTTTCTCCCACATCACAGCTTGAGGCTTGCGCCACAGCGCTACCCAGCCAGCAGGTGCACGCCCACTTAAAGGCCACGCAGGTGTTCTTCCCTTGCGCCCCCAGCAGGTAGGGTTTGCCAATCAGGGCGGGCGTTTCTGCGGCGTGCATCCTTCTTCGGAGGTGGTCCTGGCATACGGTCACCTCCTTTAAAAAACTTATTTTTCTACTCTCAGACGAATCAAATTAGTCGTTGCCGCGCTCAAAACCTCCAAACCCGTACAGATTCCGAAGCCCTATGCCCTCCACCTGAGCTTTTGCCGCCATTAGGGGGTATGTTCCCACCCCTATTTTTAAATTAGGGTACACGTTGTGGGGGTGATTTGGGTTAGTTGATGAGTCCGGGATGTGGTAGTTCACGTCGTTTTAGTTTGGCTTGTTTTTTCGCTTTTCCGGCGGCGGCTTCTTTTTGGGTTTTCGTTTTATGGCATGATACGCACAGGGTTTGGAGGTTATAGTCTTCGTCGTAGCCGAAGCCTCGGGTGTTGTCGATATGATCTATGTCAAAGGGTGGTTGTTTGGTGCCGCATGTTTGGCAGGTGTGTTTATCTCGAGTGAGGAATGCGTTTACGGGTTGAGAGTTGTACGTGTTGGGTGTTGTTGTATGGCCACGGCATGTGTTCACCGCCTTTTTCTTTGCGTATTGAGTAAACCCCCAGCACCTTTGTTGGTGTGGGGGTTTAAAAACTTTTTGAGCGTATAGTCTGTCGTCGCGTCGATTGTACATCCTGTTCTGTCAGCTGTCTAGATTCCAGATAACCAACAACCTCGGACAGCAAATACGTGGCTCTCGCTGCCCGCTTCCTCACCCTGATGTGTCCACGATAAGCCCACGTGTACAGGTCCTCCACCGCATACCTGTACCCTAGTTAGTTGAGCTGCAAAATGATCACGGCTCCCAGTTGCCATGGTTCGTCGCGGCCGATGATGTCACTGAATTCGACTGGGTTGATGAGCTGGTCAATGCGCTTGATGTGCGTGCGCATGAGGTCGTGGAGGTCATCTACCCAGTCAAGTCGTAAGCATTCGTCCGCGTGCCATCGTAGCCACGCTGCCATATGTGGGCCGTGTTTGTGCATGATGACGGTGGGCTGGATTTCCTCAATGGCGTTGCCACCGTCTCGTATAGCTCAGCGCAGAGATCGTGGTCGAGATCGACGGCTGCGGCGTTACCGGGTGGTTTGGAACTAAACGAGCCCCCACTAGTTCTGATTTCCGGTGAGGGCGTTGCGGCGGTTTTGGCCTGATCGAGTCGGGCGTACCTATAGAAAAGGTCAGTGGCGGTTTGTCTGAATTGGAATTCGTCGATCAAGTCTGCCTTCTTTGATGTTGGTGAGGTGAAATACTACTTCGGTGGTGTCGGCGACTACGATGTCTGCTTCGAGGACTTTTACTGCTCCTTTCTGGTGGAGGACAAATTTTCTTCTGACTGTGGCTGGTCGCTTAATCGTCATTGCCCGGCTCCTTTCAGGATTTGTTTGACGGCGTCGAAATTCTTGGTATCGAATCCTGTCCATCAGCAGCCCTCGCCGTTGATGGTTGCTTCAACGAGTGGGAGTTCAAGTTCGTTGTTGGTGGCCATTTCTTCGACTTTGTGTGGGTAGTTGTCGATGAGATCACCAATGACGGTGAGGCCGAGTTGCATGAGTTTACGTTCTGTTTGGCGGCATTTCATACAGCCGGGCCTGCTATATACGGTCGCAGTGTTCACACTTGTTCCTTCCTGTAGGTTTTGATTTCTTCCGCAAGTTCATCGCGGTGACGCCGAATCTTCGCTAGCTGGGATTGTGCTTCGGATAGGTCTCGGCGAGATTCTTTACATGCGTTCTCCCATTGTTTGGCGGTTTCTTCGGCTCGTTCGCAGCGCCGCTTGATGCGCTCGAGTTCAGCCCCCATGGTTTCGAGGTTTACTCGCGCGTCTTGGCACTGTGCCTCGGAGTGATTGAGTTGAGTCTCGATGGTGTTGACTCGCCGCCTGTGAGCCTCAAGTAGAAGACCAATGTCAATGGTTGGCACATCCGGGTCATGGGGTTGACTCATGGTGCGTCCTTTCCTAGTTGTGCCTTGACTGCGTTGATAAGTGCTGACTGGGTGATGTCTTTCCGCTCCAGTGCCGCCATAACGTCGTCGTCGATAGTGTTCGTTGCGTTGATATGGATGATGCTGACTGGTTGTGTTTGCCCCTGCCGGAACAGGCGGGCGTTGGTTTGCTCGTAGAGCTCTAGTGACCAGGGTGTGGTGAGCCAGACCATGATATGGCCGCCTGTTTGGAGGTTGAGTCCATGCCCTGCAGACGCTGGGTGGATGAACCCGATGGGGATTTTTTGTTCGCACCAATCATCCATGTCTTGGCTGGTTGAGAGTTCTTTTCCTTGGGGGAATTTTGCTTCGAGTCTTTCTAGTTCATGTTTGAACCAGTAAGCAACGAGAATGGTGTTTCCTGATGCTTGCTCGACGATGTCGGCTAATTCGTAGAGCTTTTGATTGTGGATGTGACGCACCCCGTCGTCTGTGTAGATGTCCCCTGAGGAGAGCTGCTGGAGTTTGTTAGAGAGTGTTCCGGCGGTTCCTGCGTCGATGGTGGCTGTGTCGATGGTGGTGACCATATCGTCGCATAGCTGGTTGTAGATGGTTCTTTCTTTGGGGTTGAGGTGGACGTTTATTGTAGTTGTGGCTAGTGGTGGTAGGTCGAGGTAGTCGGTTGTTTTTATGGATACGGTGATGTCTTTGATGAGGTCGTAGATCTGTTTGTCTGCTCCTGGTCGGATTTTGTAGGAGTAGATTTGTACTCCGTTTCGTTTGTCTAGGAGGAAGTACCTGTTGCGGTAGTGGGTGAGGTTTTTCCGAGCCGTTGTCCTTGGTCGATGAGGCGGAATGGGGCCCAGATGTCTTCGAGGCTGTTGGGTGCTAAGGTTCCGGTGAGGCCGATGATGCGGTGGATTTGTGGGAGTTTTGTTTTGAGTGCTTTGAAGCGTTTCGATTTGTGATTTTTGAAGCTGGATAGTTCGTCGATGACGACTGTGTCGAATGGCCATGTGTTGCCGAGTTCGTTGACGAGCCAGGGGATGTTTTCTCTGTTGATGATGTAGATGTCTGCGTCTGTGTTGAGTGCGTTTCATCGGGTGGTGGGGTTTCCGGTGATGATGCTGATTCGGAGGTTTTTGAGGTGGTCCCATTTTTTTGTTCGTTGGGCCATGTGTCTCTGGCGACTCGTAGTGGGGCGATAATGAGTGCTTTTGTGATTGCATATCGATCGGTGATGAGGTTGTTGAGGGCTGTGAGGGTGATGACGGTTTTCCCATGCCCATGCCGAGGAAGATTGCTGCTTGTGGGTTGGTTTCGATGAAGTTTGTGGCGAATTGTTGGTAGTTATGTGGTTTGTATTTCATAGATGGCGTTTCGGATTTGGTTTGGGTGGTTGATGTAGGTTGCGTGGAAGCCGAGTTGTTGGAGTTGGTTGATTCGGTATTGTTGTAGGGGGCGTGGTTTTTTGTTTGGTGCTTTGAGTTCGATGAATCCTATGTGGCCTTTCGGTAGGAGGATGAGTCGGTCTGGGATTCCTGCGGTTCCGGGTGTTGTGAGTTTGAGGGCTATTCCTCCGAGGTTTTTGACGTGTTGTGTGAGTTGTTGTTCGATGTGTTTTTCGTCCATTGGTGGTGTCTTTCTTTTGGGTGTGGTTTGGCAACAGGGCAACAACTAACGGGCAAGTTCTATTAGAGGGTCTGATTTAAGGCTTTTAAGGGCTATATGGTTGTTAGTACCCTTTAATCCTTTATTTTTCTTTTCTTGTTAATTAGTTGTTGCCTTGTTGCCTTAGTTGTTAAAAAGGTGGTTTTTACTGGGCTTTTCTTGGCAACAAGTGGTGGCAACAACTGGCAACAACCCTTATTTACTATTTTTGTGACTTAGGTCATTAGCAATTAGGGTTCGACCGTTCATCCATAGGTTGTTGCCAGTAGTTGTTGCCGCTAAAACGGTGGCTGCTCACCTACCTCGAACTCATACAGCCGTTGCTTCCCGTAAGGCGGTACTTTGCGGACAATGCCGGTCTTTGCCCACATCGGCATCTTCTGCATAATCGACGCAATCGCATACGAATCCGCCGGTTTCATATCAACAGGATCACGACCAAAACACTCAGCCCAAATCTCCGCATTCGACACAAACCGGCGTTTCAACCCACCAGCACGCGACGCAAAATCAGTGAAGTCACCATCCGCACCAGACAAATACGCGCGACGCTCCCTCACACTCATCGACACCCACCCATCCGGCAGCGGAGTATCCAAATACTCCTCCACCAGTCCGGCACGTTCGTCCGACTCGATCGCGGCGTCCTGCTCCTGCCTAACGGCCTCAGCAACGACACCTGTTAAATGCAGCTGCTCACCGGACTTGAACCGGAATAGAGCCTCAGCCCAAATCTGATCCACTGTTGGTTGATCCAGCTCCCATGACTTCTTCGCCGATGCACCGGTGATCTTCGCCGGCCAGAACCGTCGCCCTCCGGTGTTGTCTCTCAGGAAGCCGTTTTCTGCGTTGGTCGATCCTACGATGATGCACTGACGCGGGTGCGACTCCACGGTGCGGGCATAGGCGGCACGGAATTTATCATCTGTCCTCGAGACAGGAACCCTTTAACCGTTTCGACATCCATCTTCCGCATGCCAGCAAGCTCGCCGAGTTCAAGGATCCAGTAGCCTTGCAGCTTTTCCGCACCGGTTTTGTCGCGCATGTCTGTCAACGACAGCGCGTCGGAGAACCATGCTTCGGCGAGTTTGGCAAACAGCGTGGACTTGCCTGTGCCCTGTGGTCCGTTAAGGATCAGCACCGTGTCGAATTTCGTTCCTGGGTGAAACACCCGAGCTACTGCTGCTGTGAACGTTTTCCGTGTTACTGCCTTGATGTATTCGGTGTTTTCCGCACCTAGGTAGTCGATAAGTAAGGCGTCTAACCGTTGCTCGCCGTCCCATGCTGGCGGATCGTTGAGGTAGTCCCTGATCGGATGGTAGCAGCGTGACGCAGCTGCGATCTGTAGCGCTTCAGTTGTTTTCGTCCCAGAGTACAGGCCGAAGGCTTTCTCTAGGTACAGCTTAAGCTGGGCTACATCAGCGTCTGACCATCCTGTTTTTGTTTGCGCCCATGGTAGCTTCGCGTCGTTGTCTACGCATATTGTCTCTGATAGTAGGTTGTATTTGATGGGTTGCAGCAGCGGGTCATGGGTGAGGATCTTGGTGAGATTTTCAAGTGTGTCGTCGTATTCTCCGGAGTTTTTTCTTGTGAGGTTTGCTGTAGTGCGCCAGCTTTCCTTCGGCTTCTGTGTCTCAGATTCCTGGGTATCATTCTGGTTTCCTTGGATTAGGAGGTTGCCGAAGTCTTCGGCTGCTTTCTGATCGGCTTCCCTGTCCAGTAGTGCTTTAACCTCGTGGTCTTCGCGTGCGAGGCCGAGCATTGCTTTGTAGGAGGGGCGTTTGTGGGTTGGTGTACCTTGTTTCGCTTCGTCGTCCCATGTTCCGAACTTGTGGAGTCTCACGAGGTCGAAGGCGATGACGAGTTGACCGCCCGCGGGGTCGGTTCCGTGGTGCGAGTAGAGGAATTTGTCGTCGTAGATCACTGCACCGGCTGTTGATTCACCTGGTGTGTATGTGTAGCGCCCTTGGGTGTTTGTTGGGGTGTAGGTGTCGTGGATGAAGGTTTCGATGGCTTTGCTGATCGGGTAGGTTCTGCAGAACGCGCCCACAAGACCCGGTTTTGTGAGCGGGTCAGCTTGTTTGTCGGCGCGTGCTTTCAGGTGCTCGGTTTGGCGTGACGAGGTTGGCCATGTGGACATGTCGCGCCAGTCGTCGTAGCATGCGAGAACCTCGTCTGGGTTGATCCACGGGCCGGTGTTGGCTTTGTGCAGCGGCTCGACATCGACTGGATGGGTAGGCCAGTACATAAGCCGGTGTGCTTCATAGGTGGTGTCGTCGAACGCGTCGATTCCGACGTCTGCTACGAGTCTTCTGCACACAGCTGCGTATTCGTCTGGTGTGACATCACGTGTCAGCGGCGCGATGATGCGGAACCGTGGTCTGTCTGCTGTGTGTGAATGGGTGGAGTAGCAAACCCACTCGTAGGGCAGTGTTGCCGGTAGGTCGGTGAGTGTTTGATGCGTTAGTGTGTCCGCGTCGAGGGCGATCAGGCTGCGGGTGAGGATGTTGTTCTTGCGGCGTCTACCGTTGGCGAGGTGGCCTCCGACGAACCCTCCGAGGTCTTTTTCGTCGTCGCGTTTTGTTTTCGGCAGCGCCTGGTATTCGGCTGCTGTTTTGGTCCCTGGCCTGCTGTTGGTGAGGCGTTGCTGGAGTGTTGACCAGTCTGTGAGTTGGTTGTCCCAGAGCATGGCGAGTCGTGATCCTGCTGTGGAGATTTTCAGTTCTCTGTTCATGGCGGTGTCCTCCTTTCGTTAGTCTTTTTGGTAGAAGGGGCATTCGTAGCCGTCCGCTGTCAGCGGTATTCCGTCGGCCCATTCGGGTGCTTGTTCCATGATCCGGCACACTGTGTCAACTGGTGTGTCTATGTCGGCTTCGATGACGGCTTCGTCGTGGATGTGCATGACGATGGTGTGGCCTGCTTTTCCAAGGTTGTTATGGAGTGCGCGAGGAGGTCGCGGGCTACGGCTTGGGTGATGTTCTCTACGAGTTTCCCGCCGTAGGTTTCTAGTTGGTTGAATTTCCGGTTCATGCCCACCCCGTAGAACGTGATTGTCTCGTTTCCGAACCTGTTGGTTCCGATCCCTGCTTTCGGGTAGACCAGTGATCTTCCTGATGGGAGGGTTACGAGTAGCATGCCTGCGTCGATGCGCATGGTGATGTTGCGAACTTTTGTTGTTTCGCCTGTGGTGATTGTGTGTTTTGCTGCGTCGTCGATGGCGTACCAGTAGTCGACGATGTGCTGGTTTGCGTCTCGCCATTTGTTGACGATTATGCGCATTTCGTCGTCGCTAAGCCCCATGTGTTTACCTCCCATCGCTTCGATGGCGTTTACTCCGCCTTGGTATCCGCAGGCGAGGACAGCGACTTTTCCTTTTTGCCGAAGCTCGGCGTTCATCCCGTGTTTTTCCACCGGTACTCCGAACATTTGCGATGCTGTCGCGCAGTAAAGGTCTTTGCCGTCGATGAACGCTTGGAGGGTGTTGTCTTGCCCGGCTAGCCAGGCGAGGACGCGGGCTTCGATGACGGAGTAGTCGGCGACGATGAACTTCTTCCCCACGGCGGGGATGAACGCGGTGCGGATCAGCTGACTGAGTGTGTCTGGAACGGAGTCAAACAGCAGCTCCATGAGGTCGTGCTGTTCTGACGAGCTCGCGGGCACCGGTTAGATCACTGATGTAGTTTCTTGGGAGATTCTGTACTTGGACTAGCCTGCCAGCCCACCTGCCGGTTCTACCAACACCGTAGAACTGGAGCAGCCCATGTACTCTGCTGGTTGCTGGTGTCGCGCATTGCTGCATGGCTTGGTACTTTTTCACGGAGCTGCGTGACATGTCTTGGCGTAGTTCGAGGACGCGTTTAGCTGCTCCGGTTGCTGTTTCTAGTGCTGCTTGAACGTTTTCTTTCTTAATGGAGTCGATGGGGCACCCGTTGTCATCGAGCCATTTTTCAGCTGTGTTGGAGAACCAGGGTTGTCTAAACCGGTGAGTTCTTTCTCCTCATCAACACAGTGCTCTCGGTAAGCATCGTCAACGTTGATCGCATGCTCTGCGAGATCGAGGTCGACGAGGATTCCGTTGTCGTTGATTCTTTGGTCTGTTGCGTACTGGTCCCAGACCCAGTCAGGCAGCGGGAATCGTTCAAGCTTGGTGCGCATCTCCTGCTCGGTCTCCACGTCACGACGGTTGTACTCGATGAAGTCCGCCCACCGTTCTGGTGCTGATTCTGGCCGGTTCCTGTGTGTCATGTTGGATGCGTCAAACAAAGCTGGCGCATCAACGGCTCGTGGTTTTGTTGGGACGCAGAAATACTGGATGAGGTTCTTAACTTCGGCGATTTTCTGCGCTTTAAGGCTGAGTACTTTCGCGGCTTAATCCAGTGACATGGGTAGCCCGATGGATGCGCACCACACCATGGTGCAGCGCCAGCCACCGGGATCAATGAACTCCCCCGCGGGTAACCTTCCTAGCTGTTGTAACCACCGTGACAGGCAGACCCTCTCGAATTGAGTGTTGAACGCGTACTTAGTGATGGTTAGGTCTGTTAGAGCATTAATTACTGGTTCTGGTACTTTTTCTCCCGTTGCTGTGGATACGACGTGGGTTGGCCCGTTGTCGATTGCGTAGGCGGACAAGAGGATGTCGAAGTCGTCGGCTGCTGCGTATTTGTAGGCTCCCCCTTTGGCGATATTGGCGGAGCTGAATGTCTCAATGTCGATGGAGAGGGTGCGCATGGTTTCTTATGAAGTTTGTTGGTAAAAGAAAAAAAGGGCGCCCTCTTGTTGTCAGGTGGGGCGCCACAACCTGTTATTTCCTACTAGTCGAGGAAGCCTCCGAAGCCGCCTGTGCTACCAAGACCGAACTCGGACTCGGCTGTTGGTGCGATGTCACCGAAGTCATCCTCTGCGGTAGCACCACCGGACAGCGGCTCACCGTCTTCAAGCTTCAGCACATTGCCCAGACCCGCACCAACCCCTTGTTGCCTTGGGCGGAGAAGGCGAAGAACTCGAGCGTTACAAGACCGTAGGCCCCGGAGCACACGTCTCCTTCTTGCGCTGATACGGCTTTACCCCCGGAGAGTTTCAGCAATTGTGGCTTGCGGTTAACGTTTGCGTTCGCATTGATAAAATAGTGACCCGCGTATACTGGGTCTTCGCGTTCGAGGTCACCGTCGCGAAGTGGCAGCTTCAGGGCGCCGCGGGGTGGGATCTTCCCCCCCCGAACTCACCGATCCCCTCCTGTAGCGCATTCTCGATGGCTTGCTCGATCAGCTTCAGGGTTTCCGTGTCGTCCTTGAGGATCAGTAAGGACATTCCGTAGGACTCTTTTCCGGATTCTTTATTGACCCTCGGTGCTTCGACGTGGACGTAGGAGAAACGGACTTTGTCAGTGCGGACTCGGCGGGCGGACAGCAACTTAGCGTTGGACATGATAGTGGGTTTCCTTTCTAGGAATTAGGGATAAAAGGCTTGATCTTCGCAGTGATAAGTCGGTGGATATCCACTAGCTCATCGAAGATGGTCTTTAGCAACCATGAGGGCTGCTTTCTTAATACGATCCGAAGGTATAAAATTCGTCTCCTTATCTTGGGTTATGCCACGTCAGCGAAATCATCAGTGGCGCTATGCGACGCTATAGCAGGGCGGTTATCATCCACAGGCACTAGCGTCGGTTTACCGTCTGGCATATGCACCAGATCACCGAGAACCTCCGTGAACGCCTTCTTGTCCATGAGCTTTTCCATCCGGGTCAAAGTGATCAACTTCCGGTCATAAATATCGGTGAACCCAGCGTCAGCAGCAGCACGAGCAACCGCATCAGGATCGGTGTACTTTCGTGTCGCTCGACCGGCAACCAGTTTGAACCCCGGCCACACGCGCCCCTGCTCCACGGCCTGCTGCGTGGTGTACCGCTCTAGATCAGCCAGCCACGCTTTCACCTGCGGAGCCATAGACAACGCTTCGGCGATCTCACGATCTGACAGCTCGGTAGCATCGGCGAATTCGAACTTCGCAATCGCTAGGTTTTCCTCAGCTCGTTTCCTACAGGTTGCCTTGATCTCGCAGAATTGGCACCACTCGCCTGCGTTGAAATCACCCTCGCCAGCAGCGGCGAGCTTCGCCGTCGGCTCGACAACGGTTTCAGCCCAGTCCAACAGGTCCGGTGCTGACATGACGAACATGGAGATGTTCTCGCGGCGTGGCTGGTAAATAACCATCTCGATGCTGGTGGAGTCGAAGATGAAGTCGAAGGCTTTCATCGCCCCGAGCGCGTAGAGCTTCATTTGCGAGTTATCCCACGCATCGACACGGACACCAGCGCCGTACTTGAAGTCAATGACCGTCAGTGTTTTGCCGTGGGCGATGAGGCAGTCTCCGGTTCCGAACCCATCGGGAACCCAGTCGGAGAAGTCCAGGCGCTGCTCTAGGTAGATCAGCGATGATGGGTCCTCGTTTTGGGCTTGTCGTCAGCGCTCGAGGACGTATTCTGCGTAGTCGTTGGTGTAGTCCTCCATGTCGTCGTCGTTGTATTGTGACACGGGGCGTTGGGAGCGTTGGTTGAGTGCTCTACGGATTTTGTGTTCTCCGAGGGCGTGTGCTGCGGTTCCTTCCTCTGCTACTGTTGAGGTGGTTTCCTGCATGTTGCCTTTGAGAATTTTCGCTAGCTCGCCCACAAGGATCGTGGTTTTTGAGGTTGACACCGCATCAGCAAAAAGAACTTTTGGCTTATCTTCTTCCACTTTCGCAGCGAGAGCCTTATTCTTGCTCCTGCTTCAGGCTGGTGGCCAGCTGGATAATGAAATCCGGGTTAGTCAGTGTCTTCTCGATTGTTTCCAGGGTCATGTACGCCCCGTGCCTACGAATCAAAGGGAGGATCTCCTCGAATACCAACCGCTCAAACTCTTGCGCGGTTTCTAATTCACTACCAACGATGAGCCGGTAAAGATCAGACTCCGTAATAACACGGACTTTTTGTGTACGTCCCAGCCGATCTTGGATGGGGTGGCGATTCGCCACCCCACGGCAATGTGCCTTGATAGCGTTTGTTGCGTCTTTATATCCGAGGGCTATGGCAACATCTTTGGCTACCCACCACGGTTCGCCACTGTCGGTGACAATCACACGGACATTATTTCCATGGAAATTGAAAAGTTCCATTGTCATTGATCTAACTCCTTTCTTATTAGAGGTCTGTCAAAGGCTTCACCTTCTTAGTGTGCATCCCTTTGCTTGTCTGTTACGAGTATTGCACAGTTGCTACAAATATTGCAAACTCTTTAGGGGAATCCGCCTAACTCGCAGGTCAAAGCTGTTACGCAAATTGCACACATAAGGGTTGTGATGTATGGTTTTGCACATGGAACACAGTGAATGGTTCGAAGAAGTTTCTAATGAGTCTGTGCGTAAAGCAGCCCAAACCGTGGGGATCACGCACCGCACCCTCGCCTACCAAATCGAAAAAAACCGCATCACGGCCGAGAATGTCATAGCTATAGCAATCGCCTACAACCACCACCCCGTAGGCGCACTCGTAGACACCGGCTACCTAGAAGAAAAATGGGCGCAACAAATCGACCCCATGCGCGCACTACGCGAAGTCTCAGAAGACGACCTAGCCGACGAAGTGCTACGCCGCATGAACAGCGGCGGTGCACTCGATATGCCCATCGACGAACTTATTTCCCTGCGACAAGAAGAATTTGATGCTTACATAAAGCAACAAAATAACGTCACTGACCTCGTTAAACGCCGCCACAACACCCCCGAAACACCCCCACATGTCCGGGTCATAAGCGATGATGAACTAGCCGCCGCTATCAAAGAAGCCAACCAAATGCGCGGCGCAGCCCACCCTCGAACCGAAGAACTCACAGAACCAGAATCACCCTAGAGAGGACACCGCGTTGGACCTTGACCAACTAGCCGACACGCTAGGGGTAACCGTCGTCGAAACCCCTCACCTCGATGACGGCCTCAACGGCCAATACCTCCACCACAGGCGCCTCATTTTGCTACGCAAAGGCCTCGACCCGTGGACAAAACGCAGCACCCTCGCCCATGAACTCGGTCACGCATGGCACGGGGATGACATTCACGGCGACCCTAGGTTGGAACGTCGAGCGGACCAATTCGCAGCCACCCCTGTATATCACCCCCGACATGGCTCCTTACCTGCAAAATTGATCAATTTACATATTGCCAGTATGCTAGACGACATGAATTTTGAAGATTGGCTCGACGCTCTACTTGCCGGCGAAACGCGAGCGATAGCGGCAAGGAAAGCGGGCTACGCGCAGAGCACCATTACCCGCCAGCTTTCACGTGGCCACCTACGCCCCGAAATGGTCATAGCTCTATGCCGCGCATACGATCGCTCACCAGTCACCGGCCTCATAGAAACCGGATACCTATATGACTACGAAACCGAAGGCGTAGCCATCCCCTACGCCCTCCAAGAAGCCACCAACCAACAAATACTTGACGAAATCATGCGCCGCTCCGACCCCGAAGCCCGCGAACTTTTCGGCGACCCTACCGGCGAAGCGATCGACTACGAAACCCACGACGACCTGGCCAAACGCCGCCACACTACCCCCGAGGAACCCCCACATGTCTACCCCTTCCCCTACGATGAGGCCGTAGCAGACACATCCCCAGACGAAGAAGAAGGTGACGACCACGACTACTACGCTTGACCTTTTCAACCTCGCTGAACATATCGGCTGCACCATCACCTACCACCACGGCGACGCAAAAGGCTATTACCACCACCTAACCCACACAATCAGCTTGCGCGAGGGACTACCAGAAAGACAGTTACGCGCAACCCTCGCACATGAGCTAGGGCACGCCGTGCGTGGCGATATTCCCGTTAGCGGGGCATTTAGCCAACATGAGGTTATGCCGCGCCTGGTTGAGATATGGCGGGGCATGTGTGAGCGAGCTGTGGTGCAGAACTGCGGTGGGAAACTGGGTAAAGAATAACTTTAGCTAATAAAAAGCTAAGAAAACGCTTTAAAAAATTATGTTTGATAATCAGCTCAAATGTAATATTTTTAAAACATTGAAACATCACATGCCTTTACCAAAAGTAAAGATCATCAAAAAATTCAATCCCCCCACAATAAGACAAATCCTTATCATTTTCTTATAAAATTCGCTCTCATCTAATCAAAAATGCGGGAAATATGTATCCTTCTCATAATGAAATAACCTCAAATAGAACACACGCCAGAAACCTATGGTTCGCTATAATATTTGCCTTAACACTTGTAGCAAGCACTATCCCAGTAATAACCGGTAACACACCCCATGCCACAGCAACCCCCACCTGCACCGGCGAAAAATGGTCAGACCCTAAATGCACCACAACAGAACAAAACACCCAGAGCAGGCCAGATGAAAGGCCGACCATATCATGGACTGCCCATGATACGGACAATAACATCAACGATCTTGGCGCTGCTTCCCGGATCGCTTCTACTGTCAATAAAAAGCTCAAAGAAGCTCTCCATGCTGTTATGTCCAACAAAGAGGAGCAGGAAACCGCTGTTTTCACTTTAAAGAAACAAGTCATCGGGCTAGAAGAAGATAAAGAATTTAGGTTCACCTGGTCCTGTTTCAATGATGAAGGGATGGATAAATTAGGTGATGCTACGCTCAAAAACGGTGATGAGGTTAAGGCCGAAGGCTTGCCGCTCAACTCCACCTGTACTATCACTGAGCTCAATGGTCCGGTTTCTGGAGATAAGCATTCTTTGACGTGGCTTGTTGATGGCAAAGAAAAAATGTCAGAAGCAGCTGCTCCAGCTGTAAAGATTACCCCTAGGCCTAAGGGGCAGTCAGAAGTAACTGTTGTCGCTGTGAACAGTTACAAATCTGAAAAAGAACCAGAGCCACAACCCGGACCCGAGCCAAAGCCTGAACCAAAGACCGGTGGGTTTACAGTAAAAAAGAAGGTCACCGGGCTAAAAGAGGGCGAGCATAAGGACAAAGAATTTAAGTTCATCTGGCGCTGTGTTGACGATACGAGAGCAGCAGTAAGTGGTAACGCTATGCTCAAAAACGGTGGTGAGGTCACAGTTGATGGTCTATCGCTCGATTCCACTTGTGTTCTCGCTGAACTCAATACTGAGCTTTCTGACTATGAGCATTCTTTGGAGTGGTTCGTTAATGGTAAGCCGGCTCAAGGAATAGGACGGAATGTCATCTCAGTTGATCCTAAGCCTAAAGGGGAAACGGGCGTGGTTGTGATCGCTGAGAACAAGTACACCCCTAGAGTTCCACCGGTACCTCCAGTACCACCGGTGTCGCCAACAACCTCAAAGCCTGCACCAACTACTACTTCATCATCGAAGACAACCACCCCGACAACAACGTCGTCTTCTGCTGCACCAACTACCACATCGTCGACAACAACAGCTAAACCTACGACGTCTGCGTCTAGCACCTCGTCTGCTGCACCAACAGCCACAACCTCGACAACTTCGTCGGCAAAGCCAACCACAACGACCTCATCTACTGAGCCGATTGTTCCAACCACAACCGGTCAGTTCCCGCCGATTATTCCAATCCCGATTCCTATTCCGGTTCCTCCGGCACCATTCCCACCAGCACCAGCACCAGCGCCTGCTCCTGCTCCTGTTCCTGCTCCGAATGGTGGAAATAATACCCCCGCCACACCACACCACGGCGGCACCAACACTGCTCAACCACAGCAAAACAATGGCAAAAACACCACCACTGCTACCCCTCACCAAACGAATAAGGGTAAAGGGTTAGCTAATACTGGTGCTTCTGTCATCTGGCTAGCACTTGTAGCACTACTACTTGCCGCAGTTGGTGGATTCATTACCTACCGTAGTCGTAAGAGTAAGAAGGACTAATCCTTAGTTAACACCCATAAAGCGTAAGCTAGGCTCCTACCTGAAAGATAAGGTAGGAGCCTAGCCTTTTTGTACCGCCACAATTATCAATAATAATCAAAGAAAACCCACACGTGGTGTTCTTGCACTCGCACCCCTCTGGGGTGCAAAGAAAGTAAAACCTGGCGCGCCAATAGACCCGGCTCACCAGTACCGGGCAGATGAGAGATGCAAAACAACCCCCTAGGATCACCTAGGGGGTTGTGTGTTTATTCAGGCTAAGCCATACCGGCTAAGTCTTTAAACTCTTGTAGCTGTTCAGCGTCAATCTCGCGCACATCCCACTTTTTACTACTATCCAATGCCGTAACAACATCATCCATAGTCACACTATCGTGAAGCTCACTCGCGTTGATCTGCCAGAATGTATTCGCTTTATGCGGCGAAAAAATAAGGGTATAAAGCTTAACATGCCCAGGATCCTTAGCCGGCAGGCAAACCGGAACAAGAACATACTCGTCACCTTGCTCAAAATAGCGGCACGCCGCCCTATGAATATTAGACGCTAACGTATTGCCTAGCGCAGGAATGATGACCGGCATCTTATCCACATCAAGGTCTTCCATGAGTTTCGCGCGCCTATCATCGTGCTCAAGTGTTTTCCTAAAAAGGTCTGCAACCATAACGCGCGCCCGATACTCCAAAGATGCACCATCAACTTCTACACCGGATATAACCCCCGGAACAACCTCATGCAAAACAAGCAAATTAAGCGCATGAGCGTATTGCCTAATAAACATAAGATCAAAATCCAGCGGATCAGACTCGAAAGCTTCAAGTCGCTCAAGGCTGGCACCGACTTTTTTAGAAAAATCGACTAGATCAGGAAAATTTTTACGGCGCTCAGAAATAAGCCGGTCAAGAAAAACCATGTCACTATCTAGCTGTTTTTGAGCTAGTTTCGCCTCATCACTGACAGGATTAACCCCCAAGAGATCCGCTATAAAATCAGACATTGAATTAACCCCTTTCGCGTGAGTTTTGAGATAGGTGCTTTTCTAGCCGCCGTTGGGCACAAATCGCATCCTCATCCTGATCCAAGTTTCGGTTCTTATGTTTCAGTTTCAGATTAAGATTCAAAAGCAAACCAGGAGACTGTCCAGGTTCAGAAAAGTAAAGCCGCAGCCATATTCCACGTTCGTCTGCATCTGGCGGTACGTTACTCCATTTTAGTTCAAGTATGTCGGGTGCGCATCGCATATGGTCTACGTCATTGTGTCTACCTGCTCCAAAACGCAGTTTTCCTTCTTGCGCTCGTTGTAGTTTATTTGTAAATCTTGCCCATGCGGTAGCGCGTGCCGTGATAGGGACGTTTGCTTGAAAATCATTGCTTTCCGCTTCGGCGAATGCTTTTTGGTCAAACTCTTCTACAGATTCCCATGTGTGCGGTTTTTCTGGCTTTTTTCCATTGACCTGTAGCGAACAGCTACGACTTCCTGGGGGCTGAAGTAATAAGGACATTGTTAAACCTCAACCTTTCACAGCCTCAAGGTATTTAAGTATGTTTGGAGTTTATCCAGTATTTTAGACGCAACTAAAATTTTTACCCCACACTACCCCCAAGTGACATATCTTCCCACTTAACAAATAGCGGCCTAATGCGCTGTAATAATTAGCACACACAGGAAAGGAGGTGAAAAATGGAAACAAAACTGGCTGCAATCGCAGCCAGTCTAGTAACGATCAGCCCGGAAACTAGCCCCTAAAACTAAAAGTCTCCACACACCCACTAAAGCATGTAGAGACTTTTCCCTTAAATAAATACTAGCCAGTTGCTAACATTTCGCACCTGTACCCCGCCAAAAACCTCCGACAGCCGCAGCTGCAGCAATTCCTGCGGGTCCGCCCACTATAATACCCCAGAAAGTGGAGTGTGTGATACCGACAAAATCCGTATACGCGTGGCAGGAATTTGGCTTTTTCAGCTTAGACTTCGCCGCCTTACCTGTCGATTCCGTAAAATTAGCATGGTTTTGAAGCTCACTTAATCTAAAAGTCCGGTTTTCGCCGTTGCTAGCAGATACCTGAACTTTGTCATTAGGAGTATCTACTTGTGAGGCCTTGTTTTGGAGGTTTCCAATGACTTCTCCATTGTATGACTTCTGATTGCTGGAACTCCACACTCCAGGGTTAGGCTCAGAAGATGTCTGGGCATTTGCGGTAGCGCTTCCAGATAGCAACATGGTAGCCACGATGGCAATGGTAGTTAGTTTCCGCTGATAGGTACTCAGCACGCTGACCTCCACAGTATTAAATCAAACTAAGAATAAGGTAAGATTTACCTTAATTCTTAGTTGGGGTAGTTGTCAACATCTTGGAAGCGATAATATAAATTGTGGCCTCAATCAAAAAATATGCCACAGCACAAGGCACCGCATGGCGAGTACAATACCGCTCCCCCGACGGACGCTCACGCACCAAACAAGGCTTCAAAACCAAAACCGAAGCCCAAACCTGGGCAGCAGACAACACCATAAACATCCACACCGGCAAATGGATCAACCAAAACCTCAGCAAAAAACGCATCGAAAACTACCACGACACCTTCTTCGCAACAAAAGCACACCTATCCCCAACCTCCCTACACGTAATGAAAAGCTCATGGACTAACTGGGTAGAACCAAAATGGGGAAAACGCCAAGTAGGAAGTATCCAACGCACTGAGGTACAAACCTGGCTTTCAGAGCATACTGACCAGGCGGTCTCAATCCGACGCGCACACGGCATCCTCGCAGGAATCCTAGACATAGCCAAAGAAGAAGGTGCAATCACAGAAAACCTCGCACGAGGTGTCATACTCCCACGTAAACCCTCCCCGAAACACGTATACCTGTCGATGGAACAGCTTGTAGCACTACACAACGAATGCTCAAAACACAAAGAGCTAGTACTACTGCTAGGGACTGTGGGACTGCGCTGGGGAAAAGCTACCGGGTTGAAAGTATCCGACATTCCTGACATTGGGGAACGTATTCACATCACCCGGGCTATAAAATGGGCTGGGAGAAAGATGCATGTTGGGGAACTTAAAGGGCGCGAAAACCGGGTTGTGAGTGTGCCTGCATCTGTCATGGAGTCGCTACGTAAGCTATGTGTTGGTAAGAATGCCGATGATTGGGTTTTCTCTGAGTCTGCAGGTAATCCGCTAGGGCTATTGCAGTCTGGTTCCTGGTTTGATTGTGCTGTGGATCGGCTCTTAAAGGGGAATCCTGCGGTGCTTCCATCGCGTATCACCCCTCATGGGTTGCGGCATGTGGCCGCGGGGTTGATGATTTCGTCGGGTGCGAATGTGAAGGTGGTGCAGTATCAGTTGGGGCATAAGGATGCGTCGGTAACGTTGAATACTTATGCTGCTTTGTTTGATTCTGATCTGGATCAGATTGGTGTGGCGTTGGAAGAATCTCTGGCAAATGTCGTGGGATTGTCGTGGGATCGCCATTCTGGGGCATGA